GACTGGTAAACTCAAAGTCTGGAAATACTTCTTCCATGTGATCATATATTATTTCTTCTTCACCAAAATTAAAAGATTTATAATATGAACCAGTAGGACTTTGACTCTGATATTGTCTAAGTTCATCTCTGAACTCGTGTATACTTAATGTTTTTTGCATTTTCTTACCCCTTTTATTTGATAAGTAGATTATACAATTAATTAATAATATTAGTCAACTCAATAGCATTAAGTAACTTAATAGGTATCTCTGAAGAATCAAGCAATTTAGTAATATTATTAATATTTTGTATTGCTGCGGTCAGCCGCTTATTTTTCCAGTATAGAGCTGTATCCGGGTTTACGCTCCAGCCTGGAATCCAGGTTAATTTAGTATTATTCATTTTATATATCCTCCAATAATATTATCGGTTGTTTATCCTGGTACTTTACACAATCGGCGGCGGTTTATATTCTTCCATCATATGGCAAACATCAAACCAGACAACCCGAGAGAAGCAAACAGCAGAAGTAAGTTTATAAGTAATTACATAGACCCAAAATCCCCAACGTTTGGCAATCAAACCACAAGTGCCATTTCAGCTTATCCCCATTTAAAAGAATCAACTAGTAAAAGTAAAATATCACGACTACTATCTAACAACCAATCGCAACTATCAACAGAACTACAACAAGCTTTATCTGATACGTCCTTGGATATGAGATCGAGAGTCCAACTATTAGCCAACATCATCAAAGAGCCTATCAGTAAAACAGTGGCTACAGATTCAGACGGCAATACCATTTCTAGCGTTAGCAAACATGATCCAACCATACAACTGAAAGCGATAGACATGGTTAACCGATTAAGCGGAGACTACGCAAAGGCAGACGCTCAAGTAAATCTACAAAGTGAAACACTATCTATATGGTTAAAAGCAAACGCTAAACGACTCTTAGATAACAAGTAGTAACTAAACATCATTATCATCATACGATTGATTGTAGACCCTTTCACGCTCCAATTAGAGGGGTAGGGGTAGGGGTTTATCCTCGCCCGAAATCGAATAGAGTCCCACTCCCACACTTACCTGGTGGATTATGGGTCTAGTGCTGTATTACACTGCTTAAATCTGACACTTAATCTGACACTGGGGTTATTAGAGGTTGTGTAGGGGGTTAAAACAGCACTATCACTAGGTTTACGGTCTAGTGGTTATTTTTCTGCTGAACCGAAGTAGAACCCTACTATCGTGGTGAATGCTCCTATGAGTGCGCCTAATATAAGGAGTCTTAGTTCTCTATCTTCACCTAGAAGGACGATTACGGTAGCCGCCGAGAATAAAGCAGCGACAATAACACCTACTATCCACCTAGCCACAGGTTTCCACTTACTGGTTTCAGTCATAGTTTATTCTATCTTAAGTATTGCCCTTCATGCAATACATTTGCTAACGTAAGGGGATGGAGGAGTACATGTTGGAAAAACTATCCGGTTATGGCTTTCTATTTATGATGGCTATACAGCCTATTGCTACTGATGAACGGCTGGAGGGGACCTGGACTGCTATCCCTGAATTACAGGTAACGTGGTCTTTTTATAATATAGAGGACCCTGAACCTGATGTGTGGTGGGTAAGGAAGGACGGGTTCTGGTCTGCCCGTATTAGAGGAGAAGAGACATCGTACCTTGAATACGCCGCCAGGGGCGGTAGAATCCTGGCCCGCCCCGATGAAAGCTACAAATGGATTCCGTTGGGCAGCTATTACATTGACTACCGTTACAGTGAAGTAGAGGAGCGTATTATCTATAAAAAGGGCTATTTGTTCGTGGATTTAGGCTTAACCGGGGTTAATTTAATAAAAATAGATGGATAAACTCCACGATACCGACGATCCGCGCTCATTTGTATTGCATTGTGAGTTTTGTGAAAGATATGCCATTCACCGCTACCGGGAACACAACTTATGCTGGAAACACTACGAGAAAGCTACCGAGAAAAAACCTGAATTACCTGGTAAACGTAGACTTGTTGAGTTAGACGAGGAGACAAGATGGGGACTATAATCAAAAAAGCGTCTGTGACGCTCATAACGGCTCTCTGTGGAGCTTTGTTGGCTTTTGGGTGGTTTTATATCACTGAGGTACATTTTCGTATTCCTGGGCCTTCTATAGGTCGGTTACGCTACCTGTTAATCCAGATACCGCCTTTGTGGTATCTATGGGGTAGTTCGGGCTTGTTTATCTTGTTGTTATTCGTCTATATACTAGGAAGAACGGTAAGGAACAGGGATTCCCTTAACCGTGCAATGGAAAAACTCCACTGGAGAACCAGGGATACCATTAAATGGTGGAAAGGCAGGGCAATGGAGCTGGAAGGACAACTTGAAGAACGTACCGCAGAAAGGGATGCCATGAACTCGATGGCACAGGAGTTCCATTCCCAACTGATAGCTATTGATAAAATAAGAACCTTTAGACCAAGAAACGAGATAGTGGAACGCAAGCTGCTGGATATGAATAATGCCTGATAGAGTATACCCAAGAGTAACCGACCCTGACGATAAACAGGGATTTAAACATTACCGTGGCTTCTTTACCGAAGAAGAGATCAGGGAGTTTGAAGAAGCTGTAGTTGCTATATATAAACTACAAGCAAGGAAAATAGACGTTTACCGTAGTCAGGTTGACCAGTTGGAAGACAAGGAACCGTTTGCAGTATTCTGTGCTATCTATGAAATGATGGAAAAGGATGACAAGGAAGCGTTATACCAGGTACAATCTATGCTTCCCCATGTACCGCAAATACGCAGGATATTTAATGATAAGTTTCTGGACACCTGTCAGCAAGAGTTAAAATGCGATAAGGTAAACCTGCTGGTAAACGGACCTGCTTTATTTGTTAACCGTCCCCACACCGACAGGCTGCTGTATAAGTGGCATTCAGAAGCACACTATTACCCGAAGAGAAGGAACTTCCTGAACATATGGCTTCCTGTCTTTAATAGAAAGACGTATGAAAACGGCTCCATGTCTTTCAAGGCTTACAGTCACAACAAGGTCTTTCCGTTTGCTGATTACAGGTGTTTTAACAAGGATAGTGAGAATAAAGCTCATCATTTTGTACAGTATGAGATACCCGAATCCTTTTTAGGAAACTATATTCAGGAAGACGTTGAAGCTGACCCTACTGATCTGATAATATTTGACAGACGTATGGTGCATAGGTCCAACCAGAACCTCAGTAACGATTACTCAGTTGCCGTGGTAGCAAGGGTATGGAACCCGGAACATGACCTGACTTTGACCGGTGCGATGGAAGCATTGCCGTATGGTGGCAATCTTGGCAGAAGTGGTTTAATAGGATAGCCAGCGTTGCTGGTGAGGGCGGTACTAACTTAACTTTTAATAAAACCCGGTTATTATGTCTTACTCAGCACATAAACGTGCCGCCCTATTTTATTTATGACAACAAAAGATAAAAACAAACTAAAAGACATTCTGATTGACTTAGGACTAGATCCCAAGACTCCTGTAGACGATCTCTGGAAGAACTCAGGGGATATGATGGAAAAAGCCATGCTGCTGTGGACCAGGTGGAAGTGTCTAACCGATCTGTACTTTCTTGGATCAGAAGTGCTTGGCATGAAGGAAGCAAGGAGAAAACGCCCTGGGGGTAAATGGTTCTATCTGTTAGACGATAAGTTTCACGGCTGGATGTGCAACGCCTTGTCCTCCAAGGGGGATAAAATGGTTATCGTTCCCCGTGGCCATCTAAAGTCAGCCTGGGTAAAGGTAAAGATAATACAGGACATCCTTAAAGACCCTAACATAAGGATAGGGTTCTATTCAGTAACCACTGGCTTGGTACAGAACCAGCTTGTATCTATTAAAAGACTGTTTCAACACCCCAACATACAAAAGCTATTCCCTGATCAAGTACCTCTACCAGGAAAGAAAGAACAGGCATGGGTGCGGTCTACTGCTGATGTACTGACAGTATGGAGAGAAAAAGGGTCACAGGTACAGGAGAACCAGATAGAGGTTTACGGCGCAGAATCAACAGTAGTAGGTAAGCACTTTGATATTCACTACTATGATGACCTTATAGATGATGATGTAGTTAGAACCGCCGAGAGATTAGCTAAAGTAAGGGAATGGTATGGGTATGTACAGGCTATTCTTGAACCAGGTGGACAGGAGATAATGACAGGTACACCTTACCATTACTCTGATCTTTATTCAAGTATAGAAAACGATGGTATTTATGATAACGTGTTTAGAAGACCTGCGGTAGAGAACGGTAAACC